TTGACTTGAACCTTTTGAAGCGTACTTCACACGCTAAGCTTCCATTGTGATCCCCAAAGTGCAACCCTTCGATGTCTATAAATGTTATCTCGGATTAAAGAATCACTTCACGAAACCAAAGTACGATTACGTGAGGTACGCTGGCAAATCAAGAGCGTCATTGCAATCCTTCTACAAAAGGAAGGATAGATTCTTCTTCGAGAAATTATCACGTCAGAAGGATGACGGAGAAGTATTGAACTTCTTCGTGAGCAACTTTGTTGCATGTGATGATCCCCAGTCACTTTGGATTGGTGAGATCGTTCGTAATGGTGAGACCAATTACAATGAGTGGCAGAGGAGAGTTCAGTCTCTCACCTATGTGTTCCGTCAGGAATCAGAGTTACTCTTTGGCAATCATAAGGTAGATGAGGTGTTTGATTGTTCAAAGGGACACCCCATTCTTCTTAAGAAGTATTTGTCAAAAGATATATCCTTGGAGACTCTTATCATCTATGATAGTATCTTTGGATTTGTAAAAGACTTTGACAAAAGACTCAAGGATCCAGTGTGGGAATCCGTATCCATTCGTATTAAGAAATATTTTTCTTTCATACATATTGATGTGTTTAAATACAAGAAAATATTGAAGGAGGTAGTGATTGATGGCAATTAGTAATGTAGAAGCTCTTGAAAATCTTTACAAGCAAAGAGATCAACTGATTGAACAAATCAAAGCTGGTGAAACAACAGTTCTTAAAATCACTGGAGCTATTGAAGTTCTGGAACAACTGACCGAACCGGAAGAATCAAAAGAGGAACCAGATAAGTTTGCTGATATTCCTGATGAAGTGTGGCAACAAAAAATTGCAGAACATGGAGAATCACTTCTTCAACGAATCAAGGAGGTTAAATGAGTTTCTTTCAATCAAAACTGGTACAGGATGAGATGAGGGAGATCGCAGAACTGCAAGAACAGATCTACATGCACGTCTTTCAGTTTGCTACCATGGGTAAGGATGAAAAGATTAGACATGTTGAGTTGTTGGAAGAGTTGTTAAAGAAACAACAGGTTCTCTACACTCGTTTAAGTTTGTCTGATGATCCAGAAGCAAAAGCAATGAAGGATAATATCATGGAGTCAGCAAAGTCTCTGGGTTTCCCAGAGGATGTAGACCTGGGATATGTCTTCTCAAACATGACAAACATCATCGACGGGATGAAGGAGTCCATCAAAGAGTCTTGACTTCCTGAATCGATGGTGTAGAATATGGGCTGGCTGACCCCTTAAGCAAAGGCACACAGACCAAATCCTAATCAAATACGAGGTAATACAAATGGGTTTTTCTGACCTTAAAAAAAGTTCTTCTCTTGGTAACTTGACTGCCAAACTGGTCAAGGAAGTAGAGAAACAAAATAATGCTGGTGGTAAAGCCACTGATGATAATCTCTGGAAACCAGAGATGGGTAAAGATGGTGTGGGTAGTGCCGTTATTCGTTTCCTTCCCGCTCCTGATGGTGAAGATCTTCCTTGGGCAAAGATGTGGACTCACGCATTCCAAGGTTCTGGTGGATGGTATATTGAGAATTGTTTGACTACCCGTGGTGAAAAGTGTCCTGCTTGTCAACACAACAACGGACTATGGAACAGTGGTGTTGAAAGTGATAAGGACATTGCACGTAAGCAAAAGCGTAAGCTTCAGTATTACAGCAACATCTATGTTGTAAAAGATCCAGCAAATCCTCAGAACGAGGGTCATGTATTCCTCTATAGGTTTGGTAAGAAGATCTTTGATAAGATCATGGAGGCAATGCAGCCTGAGTTCGATGATGAAACCCCCATCAATCCTTTCGATTTCTGGCAGGGTGCCAACTTCAAACTGAAACTGAAGAAGGTTGAGGGTTATTGGAACTATGACAGTTCATCTTTCGGAAAACCTGGTCCTCTTCTGGATGACGATGATGCTATGGAAGCACTATGGAAGAAACAATACTCACTGACTGAGATTGTCGCATCTGATAAGTTCAAGTCCCATGATGAACTTGACAAGCGACTGAACTATGTTCTGGGTAAGACACCTACTCGTAAGACTGCTGTTGAAGAAGAGACAGAGTATGATGACTACTCAACTCAGGAGACAAAGCAGATCAGTGAAGAACAAGTGATGGAGAAACTGGAACAGAGTTACCAGGCATCAAAAGAAACCACCAATGTAGTGGTTGAAGAGGAAGATCCTCTGGCCTACTTCGCTAAACTTCAAGACAGCTGAAACTAAAATCAGCGCTTGATTTCATAAATGTCGGAAAAATTTCTCCGGCATTTTTTTATGCCCATTACTTTTTTATTGATACAATCTGATATTATTTCCCTTGACCAGATTGTCCTTGACATACTGAGTTGATCCCTTCTTATAAGGCATCAGTTGTTCTAAGTCATCAAGCACAAGACCAACATACTCTGTCTTCAATACAAAGATATTTCTTCTATCGTCTTGTATTCTCTGTTCATATGTAAGGTTTGTTACCTCAACTCTACTTGTGCTTGTTACATACTGATTCAATCCTCTGTCAAAGTATTCGATAGAGAAGTCGGAGTCTACATGTTTGCCTTCAGGGAAGATGACATTGTTCAGACTATCCGTTATCAATCCACTCTCATAGTGGTGGATACCATAGATGTTTTCAGTAGAACCATACTTGTAGAGTAGATAGTTCTCAAATGATTGGTTGTCAAGAGGCCACTCTGACTCATAGTTTACATAGTTGTTGGCAAGCATGACCAACCAGTCTAGGTTTTCATCCTCATACACCTCATAAGCTACATTGTCAGGTCTCTCATTGTCTTGGACCTGATACTTAGTAAAGAATGCCAACTCATTGAAGATGTCTTCTCTGATTGCAGCTCTCTTAAAGATGTTCTTGACCTTTACATAGTCAAAGATATTCTTTTTGTCTGGTAACCTACTGACATATTCAAAGTCTGGTAAGTAACTGAAATATTGATTGGCCATTAGTAACCAGTGCCTCCAACATTGTTTTGATCCTCTTGATAAATTGGTTCCAACTCACCAAATGACATTGATATTGCATACCTGGTCATAGAGCCACCATCATAGGTGTTGTATGTTGAGTCAGGTGTGTAATCAGCGGTGAAAGCTTTGAGAGCACAAGGTTTTAATCTATTCATATAGGGGTGCTCACCGCCTCCATTGTATATGTATTTGATTTTAAAGATATTAGGCACATAAAGGAATAGATTTTGACCACCCTTTCTTGGAGCCATATTTTTCTTAAAGAACCTTATGATGTCTCTAATTGTATTAGCTTCACCCTCATCTCTTGGTGTGAGTGTAAAATTAAATCTGAAATCTCTTAAGGAAGGACCACTAAAGAGTAACTCAAGGTTTGGATTGATAACTGATCCTGTTGCTCTGGCTGTGATGTTAGCTCCAACTGCCTGTCCAGCAAAATATGCTTTTGCAAAATCTGCAGTGTTTGGATTTTGAATTAGTCCAGTTAAAACACCCCCAGTTCCACTAGTGAGTGTATCCATAGCTGCTTTGTAATCAAAGTTTGCAAGATCAGTCATTGTTCCATAAGCAACACCAGCCATACCAGCTTGAAGTGCATTGAGATTATCACCACCCCATCCAACAGAAGTTGATTCTTGGATGTTGGGTTGCATAGGTAGTTGAACTTCTCCTATACGATCACCCAATCTGTCACTTGTACTTCCACCAACAAGACTTGGAATATTTCCTCCAGCTTGATTACCTCTTGGACTATACTTGTGTGCAGTGATTGAGATATAATCATATCCATCCAACCTTGCTGCTGGATATCTCATTGTCCCACCACTACTTGATCTCTTGTAAGTATTAGAGTTTCCTGTTGATGCTAGTTGAATAGTGTTAGGTCCTTGAAACGAACTTGGTATCACTGGTGAACCCTGTGTCCTGACCTGGAATGTAGATGGTGTTCTTACATTTCTATTGACCACATTGAACTCAGTCTTCTGTCCATTGTCATTGACTCTTCTACCATCATTGGGGTTGGCAGATCCTGGAACACTACGATTGAACATGCCAAGTGTGTTTTGATTAAACTCTGTGACACTTGAGTAATTGTTTAAGTCGTTTATTATTTCTGCTCTTATCTTATTGAATATAAGTCTTCCTGACCTGTAAAATAAAGTTCTAATCTCTTCGTTG